ACATTGATTTAGGAGACCTTAAATGGCTGAAGACAAAAAAGACATGCAGGTAACGTTGCTGAACGTGCGCCTGTCATTTGCGGACATGTTCGAACCCAAAGTCCAGAAGAACGAGGACGGGACCGAGCGCAAAACCTACGGCGCGAACTTCCTGATTGAAAAGGCAGACGACAATGGCAACAAAGCCAAAGTCCAAGCTGCCGCGAACGCCGCGAAACGCAAGAAGTGGGGCGACGACAAAGCCAAGTGGCCCAAGCTGAAGCCTGAGAAGGTCTGCTTGCGTGACGGCGATCTTGAGAACTGGGAGGGCTATGCGGACATGCTCTACGTGTCGGCAAACCGACGAGAAGCTGACGGCCCGCCGCGCGTCATCACCAACCGCAAAGACGCGGACAAGAAGTGGATCACGGCCCGTGCTGGCGAAGACAACTGCCCCTACGCGGGCTGTTACGTGAACGCCATTGTCCGTGTATGGGCGCAGGACAACGAACACGGCAAGCGCGTCAACGCCTCGGTCGAAGCGATCCAGTTCCTCCGTGATGGCGACTCGTTCTCGGGCGCTGCTCCGATCAACGTCGACGAAGAATTTTCGGACGACATGGTTGGCGAAGAAGGCTCCCTCGGCGACGAGGACAATGGCGGCTACGGCGACGACGACGACGACGGCGACGATTCTCTGGTATAAGACAATGCGTGGGGCGGCCTCGGTCGCCCCAACACCCTCAAGCCCTGTGAGTGTAAATGCCCAAAGACATCCTTCGGATCGACTACGAAACCTATTCAGATTTGAACCTGAAGGAAGTGGCATCCAGCCGCTACTCTCGGCATAGCAGCACCGAAGTTTTGATGGGGGCCTACGAGTTCAACGACTCCGGCCAGATCGACCAGTGGGACGGCGCAGGCGGCCAGCCCGTGCCCAAGATAATCCGAGAAGCACTTGTGGACCCAGAAGTCGAGAAGTGGGCTTGGAACGCCTCGTTCGAGATACAGATCACCAACAACACGATGGGCATCGAATCCCCGATTGAGCAGTGGAAGGACTCCATGATCCTCGCGGCTTCATGTTCCCTGCCGATGTCGCTCGCCAAGGCCGGACCCGTCATCGACCTCGGCGACGATCACCTGAAGGATAAGGATGGCGCTCGCCTTATGCGTAAGTTCTCCATCCGCAAGAAATCCATGCGGAAAGCCAACAAAGGCGAGATGGTCCGCACTTACTGGTATGACGACATTGAGGATTATGAAAAGTACCTGATCTACAACCAGCGCGACGTTCGGGCTGAAGGGGCCATCGCGCGTCGCCTCATGCAGTTCGGCTCCATGTCCGAGGAAGAATGGGACATGTGGCACATGGACCAGCGTATCAACCAAGCTGGCCTCCCGATCAACATGGATATGGTCGCCAACGCCTCCAAGGTCTACCACGAAGCTATGGAGATTCAGCAGGCGCGGATGAACCTCGTATCCGGCCTACCCAACGCCTCCGCCCCTGCGCAGCTAAAGCCGTGGCTCCAAGATCGGGGGTACATGTTTGATGACTGCCAGAAGGCCCACATCAAGACCGCTCTGGACTACTTTGACGCGCAGCCGGATCACTGGGAAGATGACCAATGGGCTGAATACTGCACGCAGGAAGACCTGAAGGAAGTTCTGGCACTCCGGCTCGAAACCTCGCGCTCGTCGATCAAGAAGTTCGACTCTCTCCTGAACGCTACGGATGGCGACGGGATGCTACGGAATGTTCTTCAGTTCTGCGGCGCACAGCGGACGTGGCGTTGGGCTGGGCGTGTGTTCCAGCCGCAGAACCTACCTCGACCAGAGAAGCGGTTCGAGAAGGGTATTGTGATCCACGCTAAGAACGTCGAACACCTCGACCGTGAATCCTTGGAGATGATCTATGGCAATGTGTTCGACCTGCTCGCGTCTACGATCAGGCCCGCAGCGCAAGCGCCTGAAGGGTACATGCTCGCAGACGCCGACCTTAACGCGATTGAGAACCGTGTGCTTGGCTGGATGTCAGGCTGTACGAAGATTCTGGACGTGTTCAAGAGTGGTCGCGACCCCTACATTGACTTCGCTACGATGATCTATGACATGCCTTACGATGTCCTCTGGCACGAGTATAAGGTCCAAGGCAAAAGCGCCCGCAGGACCATCGCAAAGCCGGGGGTTCTTGGCTGCGGGTACATGCTCTCTGCGGGGGAGCAGCGCGTCAACCGCCAGACTGGCGAGATCGAAGCAACGGGCCTTCTAGGCTACGCTTGGGGGATGCACGTCAAGCACTTCACGCAGGAGCAGGCCAAGCTATCGGTCGACACTTTTCGCCGCGAGTTCCACGAGGTCAAGACTTACTGGTACGGGATTGAGAAAGCCGCCAAGCGGTGTATCCGAACCGGACGGCCAGTCAGCTATGGTGAGGGTTATGCCAAGATCACGTTCGACCGCTTAGGCCCGTTCCTCCGCATGATCCTACCGTCAGGCCGCGCCCTACACTACGTCCGCCCTCGGTTGGAGATGGTCAAAGCCCCTTGGGGGGACATGAAGGAAACGATCACCTATGAGGGTTTGAACGACCGGAAGCAGTGGGCTAGGATGTCCACACACCCAGGAAAATTGACTGAGAACGCCGACCAAGCGATCTCCCGAGACCTTCTCGCCCACGGCATTAAGTTGGCTATGTGGCGCGGGCTGGATGTCCGGCTCCATGTCCATGACCAAATCATCACGCTCTCTAAAGAAGACAAATCCAAGGACGAGTTAGCCGAATTGATCGACTGCATGGAGACGCCCCCACCTTGGGCACCAGACCTGCCGCTCGGCTCGGCGGGCTTTATCTCACCTGTATTTATGAAGGATTGATATAATGGATATTTGTACTTGCGGCTTGCAGGCTTGGATGGCTTCTGGGGGGTGCGCTGGATGCTCTCCTAAGACAGAAAGGGTCCGCGTAGTCTGCGCAATCGGTTCCGTCCTACCAATAGACCAGAGCAAGGTCGTTCTGTGCGGCAAGTGCCACGCGACCAGCCGTGACGCGATTCTCTGGTCTGTTACCCAAGATGATAAGGATGCTGTGTGGCTCCAACGCGACCGGATTGAGTGGATAGAAGCCACGCCCCTCACGGATGAAGTCGTCGTTATCGACCGTGACCTCGCAGTTCAGAAGGGCCTCATAAATGGGTGACATTGAAGTACGGGAAGTCGAGCGCAGCGTGTGTGACGATCTGGTTCTCAATGTCCACTACGCCGGAAGATACCCGAGCGTGAGCAGGTCGTTCGCGGCCTATGAAGATGGCGATCTGCTCGGATGTGTGACCTACGGCAGCCCGTTCTCGTCGACGCTCCGCAAGGGGATCGCGGGGGCTGAGTTCGCTGACAAGGTGATCGAACTGAACCGTCTGGCGCTCTACGAGAACCAGCACAACCTCGCTTCGATTCTCGTAGGGCACTCGCTGCGTGTGCTGCGCCAAGACGGGGACCGGATCGTCGTCAGCTTTGCGGATACGTCGCAGGGCCACGTCGGGGTGGTCTATCAGGCGACCAACTTCATGTACTGCGGCCTCTCAGCCAAGCGCACGGACTGGACCATCCGAGGGCAGGAACATTTGCACGGCCAGACGGTCTCTGACATGTTCAGAGGTCAGAAGGGTCGGGCAGCCCTCCTGCGCGAGCGTTACGGGGATGACTTCTACCTGAAGCCTCGCCCGCGCAAGCACAGGTACATCCGCCTGCTCGGCTCCAAGACATTCAAGCGCAAGGTCATGCGCAACCTGAAATACAAGATTGAACCGAACCCGATTGGACTGGTGTGATGCGTAAGAGATATATGAGTGAGGACTATGTGGAATTGAACACTGTCCGAATCGCGGAGAAGCACGGCAGGTTTTGTCGGAAAGTCAACTGGCAGGGAAAGCGTAACGCTCCTGACCATGTTTTCGCCCACGATACCTATGAACGTGAAATTTGGATTGAGTTCAAAAAACCGAACGAGGAGGCCCGTCGTCGGCAGTCTCTTGAGCACGATCGCATGGCGGCGGCGGGCATGTCAGTCCATGTGTTTGACCGGATCGACGACGCCTGTGCTGCGCTCGGCCTGCCGATCCCGAGGTGCGACGATGATGGGTGGATTGTCGATGGCTCGTAAACCCAAGATCATCCTCCCGAAGCATCTGTCCGACATCGAGTCCGTAGAACTGATCCACGGGCCTCCGGCCATGCTCCTGACCTACGATCACTTCCGCCCCTACCAGCGGTGGATGGCATCGACCATGCTGGCGCAGGATTGCTTCATGGCCGCAGAGATGGGCCTCGGCAAGACAGGCGCGAGCCTCTGGGCCATGTTCGAGGGTATCCGGCAAGGTCTGTTCAAGCGACCTCTGGTCGTGGCCCCCTTGCGCGTGGCTGAGTACACTTGGCCGGAAGAAATCGCGACTTGGGACTTCGCCCGCGAGATGACCTTCAGGATCGTGACAGGAACCGTCGAAGAAAGGATCGCCGCGCTCGCATACAGCCCCGCGCGTGTGACCATCATCAACCGTGAGAACCTGCGCTGGCTCCATGAGTTTTTCGAGGGGAAGGGGTGGCCGTTCGACTGTTTGGTCTATGACGAAGCCTCACGCCTGAAGAAAGGCATGAAACGGGTCAACCAGAGCAAAGAGCAGCGGATGAAGGGGAACAAGGCCGGACTGACCGAGTTGGGCGTCCTGCACGCACACAAGAGGTCGTGGAACCGGATTATCGAACTATCAGGGACGCCATCGCCCAACGGCCTGATTGACCTGTGGGGTCCTATCTCGGTCATCGACGACGGCCACCGCCTCGGCACGTCCATGAGCGCCTTCGAGAGCCGCTGGTTTAACACCAGTCGGTACTCCTACGGAGTGACCGCGCGGCCCCACGCTGAAGCCGAGATCATGAAGAACATCGACGACATCTTCTTCAGCCTGCGCGAATCGGACTACCTCGACCTGCCTCCGATGATCGAAGTGGATCACGTTGTCCATCTACCGGATGCAGCGATGAAGAAGTACCGAGAGTTCGAGCGCGAGATGGCCGTGGATGTAGTGAACAACCAAGGCGATACCGAAGTCATTGAGGCCGTCAACAACGGCGTGTTGACAGGGAAGCTGCTTCAGATCGCCAACGGTTCGATGTATCTCGGGGATAAGTTTGACGAAGAAACGGGCGGCAAGATGCCCAAGGAGTCCGTGAAGTTGCACAGCGAGAAACTGGACGCGCTCGATTCCATCATGGAAGAAGCGGGCGGTCGTCCAGTTTTAGTTGCCTATTCCTTCCAATTCGATAAAGCTGCGATTAAGAAGCGGTTTCCATACGTCCGTATTTTTGGGGAATCGCAGTCCGATGTCCGTGATTGGAACGCGGGTAAAATCAAGATGCTCTTGACGCACCCAGCGAGCGCAGGCCACGGCCTGAACTTCCAGCATGGATCGAACATTGCGGTCTGGTTTGGCCTCACTTGGAGCCTCGAACTATACCGTCAGTTCATCAAGAGACTGCACCGTTCGGGCCAGAAGGCAGACCGTGTGTTCCTTCACAGGATCGTCGCGGCTGGGACAGTAGACGAGAACGTCATGGAGGCGATGCTTTCAAAGGGCGCGACACAAGATCAAATTACCGAGGCCGTTCGCATACGCCTCGACAACACACTGAGGATCGCGGCATGAACGACGTGAATGATAAGCTGGCGAGGCATACGGAGAGCATGAGGCTCGCGAAGAAGGGCGGCCAGAACACTCCGGCTGGCGCTGTCGACTCCGATGACGCCCTCGGGGGTGTTACTGTGGGCTGGCTGGCCTCGGTCTTCAGCATGGACCCGAAGGACGTGAAGCGCCGCCTCGCAGACTGTCAGCCCATTGTGGCGGGCAAGATGACCGGACGCGGCGTGCAGGGCCGGAAGTATGACCTGAAGGATGCAGCGGCCTATCTGGTGCCCCCGAAGATCAGCCACGGCGAGTTCATGCGTTCGATCAAGAAGGGCGACCTACCCCCGTCTATGCAGCAGACGTTCTGGTCAGCCAAGTTGGCCGAGCAGAGATGGTTGGAAAACGCCGACCAGCTATGGCGCACGGAGAAGGTTCGAGAAGTCCTCGGAGACACATTCCAAGCCCTGAAGTTTGCGATTCAGCTATGGCCTGACATGGTGCGCGGGGAAGTCGGTTTGACCGACCAACAGCAGGACGTTCTCATGAGGATGGGGGACAAGCTGCAAGGCGAACTCTACGAGGCTCTGGTCAACCAGATGAAGACGCAGGCGTCCGGCCCGCAATCCAGCGAGTACGACGAGACCGTCAAAGAAGCAGACCGTGGCGCAGGCTTCCGCGTCGATAATGACAAGGTAGAAGACACCGATGAATATGATGACCCAGAAGCCGACGCTCTCATCTGAGTCGCTCGAAAAGATCATTGTGCAGTCGGCAGCGGCGGCACGACCCCCAGAACGGATGACCGTGGCCGAGGCTGCGGAGGCATACCGAGAGATTAACAACCCCGGCTCCTATGTGGGCAAGTGGAATAACGACACGACCCCGTACCTCGTGGAACCGATGAACATACTGACTTCGACACACTACACGGGCATGGTGTTCGTGGGTCCGGCGCAGTGCGGCAAGACCGACATGTTTCCTAACTGGTTGGCCCACTCGGTCAAGAATGACCCTGCGGATATGATGCTAATCCAGACGGCCAAAGACACGGCCCGTGACTTCTCAATTCGCCGGATCGACCGACTGCACCGTCAGTCCCCCAAGGTCGGGGAGATGATGTCTGGCGGAAATGACAATGACAACGTTTTCGACAAGCAGTACAGTTCCGGCATGATGCTCTCGTTGGCGTGGCCGTCGATCAACCACCTTTCGGGCAAGCCCATCCCGCGCCTATGGCTCACGGACCTTGACCGGATGACGTTGGATGTGGACGGCGAGGGTAGCCCCTTCGATCTGGCCCAAGCCCGCGCGAACACCTTCCGCAGCTTCGGCATGACCGTGGCCGAGTCTTCTCCGGGCCACCAAGTAACGAACCCCAAGTACCAACTGAAGACACGGCACGAGGCTATGCCAACGCCCGGCATCCTATCGCTATATAATCGGGGCGACCGGAGGCGTTGGTACTGGACCTGTATTAAGTGCAGTAACCCCTTCGAGCCAGACTTCTCGCTCCTGAAGTGGCCCGATTCCCAAGACCTCATGGAGAGCGCGGAGCAGGCTGTTCTGTGCTGCCCCCACTGCAACCACACGTACCACCACGAAGCGGGGATCGACGGGCCCAGCAAGAACGAGATGAACTTGTCGGGCCGTTGGGTCCAAGACGGGATGACCCTGACGCCTGCGGGGGAGATGCGCGGAACTGCGATCCGGTCGGACATCGCCTCGTTCTGGCTCAAGGGTGTCGCAGCCAGATTCTCAACGTGGCATAAGCTGGTGTTCAAATACCTGTCAGCCGAGCGCGAGTACGAGGAAAACGGCTCCGAGCAAGCGTTGAAGACCACGACCAACGTGGATCAGGGGATGCCATATGTCCCCAAGATGTTGGCGAATGAACGTGCGCCGGAGACCCTGAAGGCCCGATCCAAGGACTATGGGATGAAGGTTGTCCCCGTGGGTGTCCGGTTCATGACGGCAGCCATCGACGTTCAGAAGAACCGTTTCGTCGTGCAGGTCACAGGCGTCTACGAGAACAAAGACCGGATCATCATCGACCGCTTCGACATCCGCAAGTCCAAGCGGGTCGACAAGGACGGGGAGCGGTTTTGGATTAACCCTGCGTCACACGTAGAGGATTGGAAGCTGATCGCAGAAGAAGTCCTCGGGAAGACATATCCGCTGGGCGACGGCTCCGGCAGGGAGATGAGTATCATGTTCACCGTATGCGACTCTGGCGGTAAAGCGGGTGTGACGGCGAACGCTTACGACTTCGTGAGGTGGCTCAAGACGGGGGATTCTGAGGATGTCGACGACGTAGCAGAACAAGGCGAATACGAATGGGTCAGAGAATACTCGGCTCGGTTCCTGCTCCTGAAGGGTGCCTCTATGAAGACGGCCCCGAGGATCAACATCTCGTACCCAGACTCCCAACGTAAAGACCGGATGGCGGGCGCTCGCGGTGAGATTCCCGTGCTTTTCATCAACCCGAATGATCTGAAGGATACGGTCAACAACATGCTGGATCGGGAGGACGCGGGCGGTCGCTGGCTGTTCCCACGCTGGCTGCCGGACACCTTCTATTCCGAGTTGACGGTCGAGGTCAAAGACCCGAACAAAGGGTGGTTGAACCCACTTAAACATCGGAACGAAAGCTGGGACCTCATGGTCTACCACATTGCGACCTGCCTCTTGCCCCAGATCGGTTTGACCCATATGAAATGGGATGACCCACCAAGCTGGGCCGCTGACTGGGACCAGAACGATATGGTCTTCGATCCTGTGGCCCAGTCCAAACCGTTCGACTCTGAGAAAAAGCCTCGTTATGGTCTCTCCAACCTTGCAGCAAATTTGGCGTAAATCACATGGCACTTACCCCTGAAGAGAAGATACAGTACACAGCTTGGCTCAAAGATGCGCAGCAGGCTATGCACAACATAACAACAGGCCAACAAGCCAAGGTCTACGTGGACCAGAACGGCGAACGGGTCGAGTACCAGATGTCGAGCGTGAACGCGTTGCGCTCGTACATCGCTGAATTGAAATCCGCCCTCGGAATCCTGACAAAACCGATTGGCCCCATGAATTTTTGGATGTGACATGAAGATCGACACACTCGACGCCAAAGAACTAGCCCAGATCGACGACCTCGTAGGCTCGACCGGAACCAAAGATATGGCTTTCGGGGGCGCTTACGATGGCGCAGATCGCTACAACAGCCAACTCTCTGGCTGGTCCCCACCCCTGCAATCGGCAGACGCGGACATGCTGGGCGATAAGTCCATGCTCGACGCCCGCTCGCGCGACGTAGGCCGGAATGATGCTTATGTCCAAGGCGGCGCGAACATCCACAAGGATGGCATTGTAGGCGCTCTCTACGTGCTGAACGCGAAGCCTAACGTCGCGGCCTTGGAGACTGCCAATGCGGCTTTTACGGAGGACTGGGCCACTGACTTCCAGAAAGAAGTTGAAGCCCTGTTCACCGTCTGGGCCGAGTCCCCGCGCAAGTGGGTGGACGCTTCCGGCCAGAACACCTTTACCAGCCTCATCCGCCTGACAACTGGCGTTTACACGTTTGCGAGTGAAGCCCTCGCGACTGTTGAGTGGGTCAATGAGAAGGGACGCGACTTCAAAACGGCTGTCCAGATGGTCGACACCGACCGACTCGTACAGCCGGACGTTGCTGCGCAAAACCCAATGATCCGAGGCGGCATCAAGCACAACAAACGCGGCAAGCATTTGTCGTATTTCATACGCATTGACCACCCTTCGGACTTCCGGTTCCTTTCGATGTCTACGTCGTCGCTGGCTTACCGCGAAGTGAAGGCCGAGAAGCCTTGGGGCCGCAAGCAGGTCATCTACATCCGCGAGCAGGCACGGATCGACCAGACACGGGCCGTGTCCGATCTCGTAGCGGCTCTCAAAGAAATCCACATCACGCGGAAGTTCCGCGATATCACGCTGCAAAACGCCGTGGTCAACGCGATGTACGCGGCGTCCATCGAGTCGGACCTGCCGCCAGATGTCGTATATCAGCAGATGGGCGCGAACTCCGGCGATGCCGTTGCACAGTATGCAGAAAGCTACCTCGGAGCCGTCAACGAGTACGTCGGTTCGAGCAAGCATATGAAGATGGACGGGGTGAAAGTTCCGCACATGTTCCCCGGCACAAAGTTCAAGCTGCACCCAGCAGGAAATCCGGGTGGGGTCGGCCAAGACTTCGAGACTGGACTCCTGCGGTATATCGCTTCGTCGCTCAACATCTCCTACGAGGAACTGGCCCGCGACTTCACCAAGACCAACTACTCGTCGGCTCGGGCTGCGATGGCCTCTACATGGCGCTTCATGCAGAGCCGGAAGAAGTTGGTTGCTGACGAGATGGCAAACGCAATTTTCCGCCTCTGGTTGGAAGAGGCGATCAATGGCAACCGCCTGAAGACCTTCCCCTCTGAACTCGCAGGTTTCCTCTACACCGATGGCGTCCTGAACCTCATGTTTGACGCCCTGACCCAGTGCGAGTGGATCGGCGCAGCACGCGGCCAGATCGACGAACTCAAAGAAACCCAAGCTGCGGTTCTTCGGATCAAGTACGGCCTGTCCACCCACGAGGACGAACTGGCCCGTCTTGGCAAGGACTATCGCAAGGTGTATGCCCAACTTGAACGGGAGACCAATGAACGGGACGAGCGAAACATTGTACTGTTCGAAGACAACTCGGTGAACGCCGCTTCGGGCACCACACGCGAGGCGGACGCTAAGGACGCCGGAACGGACAAGGATGACGACAATGCCGAATAACATACAGCCCTTCCTCGCCAGCTTTGATGCCCGCCCCCTCCTAGTCTCCCAAGACGGGGCGGCATCGTTCAAGGCCCAAATTGAGTATTTAATGGGGCACGAACACGCGGACGAGATGATGGGCGACACGGCCATGTCCATGAGCCAAGACGACGACGAGTTCTGGGCCGACGAAGGTTGGGTGTCCCGCTTCCGCCCCTACGTGGTGGCGAACGGCATCCTCCAAATCCCGATCCAAGGAACGCTCCTGAACAGGTTTCCGTACCAGCTAGGACGCTGGGCCACGGGCTACGACTACCTTGAACGGGCGGTCATGCGCGGCATGGAAGACCCTGAAGTCCTCGCCATCGCGCTGGTCATCGACTCTGGTGGGGGTGAAGTCGCGGGCTGTTTCGAATTGGTTGACAAGCTGTATGAGATGCGCGGTCAGAAGATGATTCGTTCTTTCGCGGCAGACCACGCGTATTCGGCGGCTTACGCTTTGGCCTCGGTCGGGGATACCATCACCGTGACCCGCTCGGGCGGGACGGGATCGGTGGGGGTCGTTACGGCCCACTTCAATTATGAAAAGGCTATGGATCGCATGGGAGTCGAAGTGACGTTCATCCATGCGGGTAAACACAAGGTTGACGGCAACTCGTATGAGGCGTTGCCCAAAGAGGTCAAAGCGCGTATTCAAGCGCGTGTAGACAAGACCTACGGCGTCTTCACATCCACTGTTGCACGCAATCGCAACATGGACGAAGATGCCATACGGAGTACAGAAGCGTTGACCTATGACGCGGACGACTCGATTGAGGTCGGATTTGCGGATCGGATCGGCTCTCTTGAAGCAGAGATGATCGCATTTACTGACGAAGTGGCTGAAGCAGAGGATTTTCAAATGACCACGCAACCAAAAACAACCCCCGTGGCCTCGGGCACAAGCGCAATCTTCGACCAAGCAACGCAAGACGCTGCGGTCGAGCGGGCGACGACTGACGGCCATGCCGCTGGCGTTGCTGCCGAGCAAGACCGCATGAACGCGATCCTGAACTCGGACGAAGCTAAGGAACGCCCTGCCGCCGCAATGGCCGCTGCGCAATCCGGTCTCGACTCCGACAAAGCTATCGCGATGCTCTCCAAGCTGTCCGTGGAAACAAAGACGCCCGCGACTCCGGCAGCAACAGCGGCTTCGGCACCCACACCTTTCGAAGCGCACATGAACGCAGACGGCCAACCTAATGTCGGGGCGACTGCACCAACCACGGAAGGCGACGAGGGCGACCAGACGAAAGCTACGTCCGCAGAGTCCATCGTGGCAGACTTCCGCGCCCACACGGGCATCCAGAAGAAAACCGCGTAACCTTCCGGTTCGCATAAAGTCGGGGCAACCCGTAAACCAGATTGACCATTAGGAGAAAACACAATGGCCGCTGAAACCACATTAGTAATCGGGAAGCCGGGCGTTGCGGAATTTAAGTCCGAAACGTTCGGCAACTACGCGGACCTCCGCTTCGGAGACTTGCCCGTAACCAACACGAACATCACACTCACAGCCTCCGGCGCGGACATCACCCTGCCCCTGTACGCGGTGATTAACCTCGCAGGCACCGCGCTTGCGGACTACAATGCAGTGCGCGACGCGGGCTGTGCCAACTACGTTCTGGCAGAACCGATCCTCATCGCGGACGGTGAAACCATGACTGTTCCAGTGATCCGCACGGGCCACTTGAACCAAGATGCCCTGACGTGGGATGCTAGCTACGATACGGATGCTAAGAAAGCAGCCGCTTTCGAGGGTTCTGTTTCGCCGACCATCTTCATCGGCAAGCCAACCTACAACTCCGATCAGATCGTATAAGCGACTGGTCCCGCAACTTAAAGAAGGGTAAGACTCTCATGTCTATCGAAGCAACACACTATGATACGGCCACCCTCGGGGCGGTCATGCGCGAGATGGAAGGTCCGTCGAACTACTGGCTGGGCTTCTACGGCTCGGAGATTCAGTTCACCGACGAGTACATCGACTTCTCGCAGATCACCGACAACCGTAAGATGGCTCCTTTGGTGGTCCCTACCGCCCAAGGTAAACCGATCTGGTCGGCTGCCGAGAAGGTCCAGCGCGTCAAACCTGCATACGTGAAAGCCAAGGACCCTGTGTCTGCGACACGCGTTATCAAGCGCGTCGCTGGCTTTGGCGAACTGGCACCTAACGCTACGGCTATGTCTCCGCAGGCGCGGTATAATGCCATCATCACCGACATCCTCAACCAGCACAAAATGGCTGTTGAGCGTCGCTGGGAATGGTTGGCCGCTGAAGCGACGATCTACGGCAAGGTCACGCTGGAAAGCGATGACTACCCGAAGACCCTCGTGGACTTTGAACGTGACGCCGGACACGACATCGTGCTCACAGGCACAGCCCGTTGGGGCCAATCTGGGGTATCCATCCTGAGTACCATCGAAGGCTGGAAGAAGACTGTTCGCGACGCCAAGTTCGGTGGCGCGACCAATCGCCTGACAGTCGGCACCGATGCTTGGGAAGTCATGCGTCAAGACACCGAGATTCGCGAACTCCTGAAGTTGGACTTCCGCAACTCGAACAACGGTCTTGAGATGAACCTTGGGGTCATGGAAGGTCTTGAGATCGAACGTGTTGGCAAGATCAACGGCACGACAGAGATCGTGGTCTACTCTGACTACTACCAAGACCCTGACGGCACTACCGTACCGTTCATGGCGTCCACGGATGTCGTCTTGACTGGCCCTTCCGTGCGTGGCGTCCGCTGCTTCGGCGCGATCCAAGACAAGCGTGCGGGCTGGGCTGCGACCCCGATCTTCTCGAAGATGTGGGACTCGGAAGACCCTTCGGCCACCAACGTCATGACGCAATCTGCGCCTCTCATGGTTCCGGTCGGCACGAACAACACGCTGCGGGCAACCGTCGTGTAAACCAAGAATGTCGGCTCGGGGTTCACCTCGGGCCGATGGCTCTACCATAACCAGCAAACCATAGAATTGGAGACACCAATGTCCGATCTACGCCTCCGTGCGATCACGGAAATCCACCGCGCAAAGAAGGCAGGAGTCGCAGGCGACCGTGCCCGAGGCATCGCGCCCGTCCCACCAGTCACAGAAGTGGTCAAGCCGCGCACACTGTTCAACGCGAAAGACCAAATTGAGTTCGACCAACTGACGGCGGGAAAGTACCCTGCGGCCACGCCATCTCCCGTGTCTGACGACGACGGAGTGGCCCCTGCCGAGGTTGAAGAACCCGCGTCCACGGCCACGGTTGAAGAACCCGCGTCCACGGCCACGGTTGAAGAACCGGCGTCCACGGACACCGAATCTCTGGGCGAGATGACCAAGGCCCAACTCATCGCCTACGCCAAGGCTAACGAGATCGAAGTCAACAAGAAGGCTACGGTCCCCGAGATTCGCGCAGCTATCGAAGCCGCTGAGTCCACTGATGTGGGCGAAGACGAAGGCGACGGCGAAGGTGGGGACGAAACCTCCGACGACAACGATCTCGTCTAGTGTCAATCGCAGCCCTCCAAAATAGGTCGAGGCTGGCCCTTCATGAGAAGATGAAGCGGCCAGTCTCGGTCTACGACAAGTCCGGCGTCCTCGTCGGACTTAGTTATGCCCGCAGGAAGACCGACACCAAAGCGGTGGGCGATCTTGCGGGCACCAACCTATCCTATGCCGAAGTGCAAGAGCCTGTATCGTCTCTGATATTCCTGCTCACAGAGCATGTCCCCGAACGCGGCGAGACGATGGTGTTCTCGGCAACCGAGGGATACTACCTCGACGTTCTGGACCCTATCGACGGCTTGACACAGACGGTTCAGGTATCGCGCATGACCAGCGTTGAACTCACTCGGACGACGCCACCGGAGGACCTGTAATGGCATCCTCATGGGGTGTATTCATTGAGGGGTTGGAAGGTCTCAACAACATTCCACAACTCGACGAACAGGTCCGCAGGCTGAAGGCCGCGCAGGCCCTCAACCGGACTGCCAAGCATGGTCGCACGAGGATCGCCGAGGGCATCCACGATCAGGTCAACTTTCCCGTAGGATACCTCAAGCCGAACACGGGCCGCCTAACAGTCGTAAACAACGCCACCAAGTCGAATTTAGAGGTTCGTATCCGCGCGCGCGGGGGGCCTACGTCGCTGGCACGCTTTGCCGTAGGGAACCCCAAGCCCAGTGCGCGAGGTGGAGTCACGGTCATGGTATCGCCCGGCAAGGCTCGGTTCATGCGCCGTGCTTTCGTGATGAAGCTGCGCTCGGGGAACAATGACATTGAGACCAAGAACAACCTCGGACTCGCGATGCGTTTGAGGCCGGGCGAGACGATACAGAATAAGAGGTATTTTCGTCGCGTCGAAAGTAATCTATACCTACTGTACGGCCCTTCCGTGGATCAGGTCTTTCGTGCCCAAGACGGTAACGGGGTCGCTTCGGAGATGTCGGAATACTTGAGTGAATTTCTCGAAGATGAGTTCTCTCGTCTGATCGAATTGTGAGGACCCTATGGGACAACTGCCTGACCACCTACCATCGCCCCTACCAGAACCGCTCCGACTATTCGTCCTGAAGCGTATCACAGAGCGAATGGCGGATATAACGGTTGCCAACGGATACAAGACTACCTTGACCGACAGTGTATTCAGAGGCCGTGCCCTGTTCGGGGAGGGCGACCCCATCCCGATGGTCTCTATCCTTGAGGTCCCGATCCCCGTGGACCAGCAATCGGTGTCGGGCTCGGAGAGTAAAGGCGACTGGGAACTCATGATCCAAGGTTTCGCCAACGAAGACCGAGAAAACCCGACCGATCCAGCCCACATCATGCTTGCAGATGTCAAAATGCTTTTGGGGCTTGAGAAAAAGAACGAGAACTGGGACAACCCAGAGGAAGGTATCTTCGGACTTGGCGGGATCGTCGATAAGTTGTATATCGGAACTGGTGTTGTCCGGCCTGCCGATGAGATTTCGGCCAAAGCATATTTCTGGCTCACTGTCACGCTAGGGATTGTTGAAGATTTGGCCGACCCTTACAAT